GACCTGCACCGCAAGCTCATGCAACCAGACGATGCTGAGATCCGCGCAGATTTGCGGTCTGATGCTATTGTCAGCGCCATATTGGGTACTGGTATACGAAAGTCCCTGTTCCCAGGCACAGCCACTTATATCCCGGGTGGATTATCAGACCACTATGGAATAAGGGTCAAATTCGGTAATGTGAACATAGTCGAATCACGTGAGCACGGATATGACATTGACCCTAATTATGTGGTGATGAATAAGCTAGTAGCGCCTAGCGGCGTTGCTATGATCACAGGGCTACCTGGTACATTACAAAATTCCACACCCTATGGGACGATATTTTCCACTAACCCGATGGTCAAGAAATATGATTGCGGAAATTGGCGAGACGCTATGAACTACAACGATGTTTGGGCGCACGGAGTTGTGGCTAGATGGAATGGGCACGATTTGGATTACGCCCACCCTAAACATGATGGGAGACACACTGTCTATGCGGCTAATGATGTATCAGTGGCGATGCCGCCCGTACCACCCACAGCCGACACGAACCCAACTTCTTACATGTTTAGAGGAATGCACCCGAGGAAGTATGGTTTCGGTACATCTTTTCAGTGGGTTACCGATCGTAAGCTGACATTCAGATGGGCTAGGACTCAAAGCTACATGCTTGATGAACCCAAATGGCGTTCACCTCCAGCGTATGTGCACGAGGCACCCGCTATGAATGGTTTGACAATGACAGCAACCCCCTTGTCAGCTTCTGAGTACGTAACAACCCTCGTATGTAAATACGACATCCGCACTTCGGGTTTTCATCTGAGTTGGTCGAACGCGGGAGTAGTACTACCGCAGCGACAAGGGCCATCCGAGTTGTTGGCGCACGAAGCGAGCGTGACGAACATACAGGGGGAGAACTCGGAGACGGCACAAGGGCCCGGGCCGGCACCACCGGACCTCCCACCAACGTGACATGTCTAGCCGTACCGCTGTATCTTGAGGATATAGGGGAAGGCAAAGTGCGGGACACAGACTTTTCTACTGCCACATACGCTCTTTTTGATTTGATGGATGGCATTAACACAGGGCTGGAACCTGGGTTCTTTCGTTTCGGTGAAGGAGGTTTGGCCCTCCATCCGCTGTACTTCAACAAACTTGGAGTCACGGCGTTGTATATACATATAGACACTCTTTTGACAGACAAAAATAACATGATACTTGCACGTATCAGCAGGATACAGTACGGACCAACACTCTTTCCTTACGGGCCTTGCACTGCTTGGGATATCATGCATTACCTTCTTTACATCACGAGCAGGTCTCACCACAAAAATTCATACAAGGAAAGACGCCACAACGTCACCTCTATGTTCGAGGGTCTGCTTGACCCGCCAACCCACAGGATATCTGCTAATCACTTAAGGCATTGTACCGTCGCAGAGCTGAGGTCAATAGGCTTAGCATATTTTGAGCAGAATTGTGACTTCATATTGAACTGTCTTGACAGGTTAATCGGTGTGGGGTGTAACGAGTCAATGATATGCGGGCTCTTGCTATGGGCTGCGTCAGTTCCTGACCCTATTAAGAGTTTGGTGGCTTCGAGCGCAATCTGGACATGGAAGTATGACAGCGAAACACATTTCGTGAATACTTTGAAATCTAAATTCACCAGCCGGCTGAAGGCCTTACAGAATCTCATAGACGTAGACTTGACACCGTTGTTCGAGCTTGAAGTTTTGGTGAACAGGGGACCCGGACAGGTGGACTGGTCAGCTGAGAGGTTACATAGGACTCGACCTACGACAGCGGACATATCACCGACATTCACTTATAATACGGCAGTAGGTCTGTTCAACAAAGCACGAGCGCAGAGGGTTAGAGTAAATAAGCTGACGTGGGAACAGTTTTGGGCTCGCAGGTGGCAACACACACCAGTAGGCGCAATCCACTCTCAGTACGAGGAGGATGGCGTTTACTTAGCCAAACAGCGTGAACTAAGAACAAAGTTGTACACGGCTTGTGCTATGCCTGATGACATGCATGTGAGATTGCGATCCAGAAAACCAGAGATGTTAGCCTGGCCGTCAACAAAGTACGAATGGGGTAAGCAAAGGGCTATATACGGTGTAGACTTTACCAACTTTGTCCACAGCACATTCGCATTCGGGGACATGGAAGAAGTGCTCAGCAAAGTGTTCCCTATAGGCAGTTCTGCAAGACCAGAGGCAGTAAAAAACACGATCTCAGAAATTTCTAGGGACGGGATACCATTTTGTTTTGATTTCGAAGATTTCAACTCTCAGCATACGATATCGAACATGCAAATGGTGATGTTGGCGTATAAGAACGTGTTTTCTGACGTCTTGACTCACGAACAGTTGGCTTCTATAGATTGGGTCATACAGTCTGTAAACGAGATGAAGATAAAG